CTTACTTATCTGGTTACGAAATTAGATTTAGAACGTCTACCGATTTAAATGAAAGGATGCGAATCTCGGCTAATGGAAACGTTGGTATAGGGACTTCCTCTCCATCAGAGATGCTCGAAGTAAATGGACATATAAAATGTGGCCATGTATATCCTAGGGCGAATAACACTTACAATGTAGGACTTACGGGTACTAGGTTCGCAAATGGATATTTTACGCAAGGCATATATGTTGGAGACGCTAATACTAGTGCTAATAGTAATAGCAGTAATACTTTTATTAATAAAGGATCTATTGAGCTAAATGCTTCCACACCATATATCGATTTTCACTACAGTAACAGTACATCCGATTACACGCATAGGATAATTGCACAAAGTGGTAATCTGCAAATTACACCATCTGTATCTATTGGTGGGAGTTGCTATCCAACGAACTCTACCACATGTATGCTTGGGACATCTTCATTAAGATGGGTAAGGTTATATTTAACTGGCATAAATGGTAATTGGATATCCGGGAAAACAGATGGGGCTATAATGATAGATAGTACCAGCACTTCAACATCCACTTATTTCCCGTTGTATAGATGGAAAACATATACTGGTAGAGTATTCAATTTGGGCGGCTTACAAGGTAAGGATAGTAGCCATCAATTCGGGTTCTATATGTTTGACAAGGATCAAACCGAAAATAGAACGAACGCTTCTTTCTATATGTACTCAAACGGTAACATGAATGGTACTCATTCTCTGATCATGCAACAGGATGTGGTAGCCTATGGAAGTAGCTCGTACAATATAACCAGTCCAACCGCCGGTTATGATGCGTTAGGCCTTGCTAGGTTTGACTCAACCTATTTTACCGTATCTAGTGGATATGTCACGTTAAAGGCCAGCGCAACCAGCCCGATCAGAAGTGTAACAGCCACTACCCTTAACCCCGGATCAAACGCTAACGCTTCGTGGAATAGTTCCACTGGGGCTTTGAGCCTAGGAATACCTAGAGGAAATACAGGGGCTACGGGCACGCAAGGCGCAAGCGTCACCTACCAATGGAGCGGTACATCGTTGAGAATGGGAGTAACACCATATGGGGGATCAACAACTTGGGGATCGTATGTAAATCTAAAAGGAGCCACAGGATCGCCCGGCCCTTCATGGAATGGTGGTGAAGTCACTAACAATATAACTATTAAAGCCACATGGGGGGCTTTAGGGTTATCTGGTGGTACTAATAATTTTTATTTGTCCCAGAGAGGCGATAATATTGTATATTTCTGTTTTGGGGGGACGAATAATAATAAAGGATCATTTTCACCAAGCGGTAATATGTATGTATCCGGTTCCTATACCAACGGCTCGGATATCCGTTTGAAATATCGCCTCGAAGATATAAGCGATATATTAGGAAAGATAAAGGATATATCAGCGTTTTATTACATCCGAAAAGATTTAAACGATGGTGTCATTCGAATAGGAGTGAGCGCACAAGATGTTATCAAGCAATTCCCGCAGGTCGTAAGCAATAACAGTATCAATGGAAAGGAATATTATTCCGTGGAGTACGCAACGCTAGGAGTGGCTATCGCTGTCAATGGGCTTAAAGAAGTGCACCAGCTTGTGCAAGATAACAAGAACGAGATAGATTTATTAAAAATAGAAATCGCCTCTCTAAAAGAAAGATTAGCTAAATTAGAAGCGGCTTAAAATAAATGATATGGCATTAAAGAATGGAATTATATCTGGAAATGTTAGTGCGATAGACGTTAGGAATTGTTTAGACGCACCTTTTACGTCTGTGGGGGCATTGTGCGGGGGCAATGCCTCTGTAGCTAAAAAAATTAATATGTGGGCGAAATACAAGCCAGTTAGGTATAATTTCGCAGGGGAACAAAACAGGCCTTCCGAATGGTGGAAGGCCCAATCTAGGAATTGTGGGATCAATGTGCCGGGATCATCCTCTAGGTTTGAGGATATGTTAACAAAGAAATACACCTATGAACCCCCAAGGGGAGGTTCTTCTGAACCTTTTAGGCTAAGGGATTTCAAAGATTACTATCACTTCGCTAAACCTCAATATACCGTGGAGTTCCCGGAAAAGATTTACAACCGGGAAATATGCCACATACGTATAAGGGAAACAGGTGTAAATAACCTGTCATTGCTTCTAGGGGATTTGTTCTCATATATGGTTGATGATTTGTATTTCATATGCAGGATGATAGCATCTGATCATACATACGCACCTATCTATGCAACTACCCAAGCGGCGTTTAATAAGACAGGTTTAGGTAATCAGACAATATCCTTTTATTTCAATACCCAATTCACTAACTGGTTTAAAACGGGGACTACCGATATTATCGTAGGCCTATGCAATTTCAAGATGAGTTGGGATGATGCTACAGGGGAGTTCCCTCTAGGGGCTTTATTCTGGCCATTGCCGTTTAGGGATGAATCGGAGATACATAGAGTAGTTGAAAACACGGACGCTTCCACAAAATTATCATATAATGTGGTCGTGCCGGGAGGCTGGAACGGCGGCGGTATCAAATACACGAGCATAACATTTACCCAAATAAAGGGCAGTTTCTCAGTAGTGAACCAGAATAGCGCAACTAGACCGTTTAATACGTCTAATCAGTATTTGAGATATTCACTTATCATGAGATATCTTGATACGGGAGAAGAAAAGAAAGATACAAATCTGGTATTTTACTCTATTTCCCCAAATGTAAATGATTCATTGGCACCGGGAGCGACTAAATCATACACGTTCCATATTTATACCGGAAATTCTGGAATAACAAGGCCGTTTACTTTTGAATTTACTATTTTACAACTATATGACGGTATTTGGCGTACCGTTGGAAGACAGGAGGGTACTTATAATGGATGAAATGTTAATATGCGGAAATCTCTTTGCCAATAATATAATTATTATAGGGGGGGGGGAAATTATATGTGTTGAAGAACCGGAAAGTTTCAATGGATCAATCGTTAAAGGCGATCTAACAGTAGATGGAACCTTCTTAGTAAATAACAAAGTTCTCGTTACGGGGGACGTAATTACTAAGGAGGTTTAATCATGGCAGATGTTTTGACAAATCCAATCACTGTTATAAAAGTAAGGAATAGGTTGGATGCGCCTACAACTACAGTAGGGGGGCTATGCGGTGGTAATTCGATAGCTAGACAGAAAATAAACAAATGGTCTAAACATAAACCAGTAGCATATAATGGTCTCCGTCCATCATTACCGGAAACATGGTGGAAGGGATCGGACGGGAAATGTGGATTGAGTGTTAAAACCTATGGTTCCGTGGGGACAGTAACAGGGGCAGGTACATTTTTATACCAATTGATAAATAAGCTGGATAAATGGGATTATGTCCCGCCCGCAGGTAATTCGGCACAGCCATATAGACTTGATGATTTCTATCAATATTATCATGGAGCGATAGAGCCAGTAAACATTCCTTTGCAAGATACCTATTACATCACAGGTGGTGCGATTCAAGTGGATTTCGATCTAGCAGTCCCAGTAGGCGATCCTTATAACCTTACGTTAGCTGACATTACTATATCTGGTGTGACATTGGCTAATTATTACCTAGGTGCGGTATTGTATCAAAATAACAATCGATACATGATAGGTACTTCTAGTAGCAAGATGGGAGGCACATCAGTGTCTATGACATTCGCCGGATTAACAGATTCTCACGATGGTATTTGGAAGCTATTCCCATTTTTTAGTAGTCAAGCTTTTGCGTCTACAGGCAATATCCCGGTATCAACGTTTATTACATTCCCGTTGACGCAAGATTTAAGAATAAATATCAAGGCCCAAGGGACGTTATATCAAGTATATTGCTTAGGCGTATACACCAATAGCGGCAGAACGAATGTTGAGTACTATGTACATGTTAAGAATGATAATAGTGGTCAAGTCACATTCCCTAATGTTAGGGCTATATTCATGCGAGCTAAATTCGGTGATGATCCAGCATCAAAAGGTGAAACCATAAAGAATGTAAGTATAGGTTCGGTAGTAGTCCCGGCAAAGACAGAAAAAACAGTAGGCCCATATTATGAGACAATATCGCAAGATAGCTCTTATCAATACTGGATAGCTGGTACAGCAGATGTAGCCAATATCAAGACTACCTACACGCCTATTGAAGATATGGGGCCTGAATGATTTGTTATTAGTGAAACAATATGTATATTTGAGGACGTTTAATTAAACTTTAAAATCATGAGTGTACAAGTAACAAAAGAAAAAGTGATCATCGAATCCGCTGTGTGGAAATGTATTGGATCAGATGTTTACGCAAATCATGCTACCGTTGAAAGGAGCGGAGAAGATGGAAAAGTTAATACATTGTATTGTGATGTGCTGGATAAGACTAATGACACTGTAATTGGTAATATCCGGTATGATCGCAATGGTGAGAAAACAGTGAATATGTTCGATATCGCTAACATGAGTAAGGGGGCTATTTTCTTCTCTGAAGCGATAGCAGCTATTGAGGCAGATTCGGAAACAGTTAGTTTATAATCTCAAAAAACCAATTTAAGAAATGTTTATTACTAGAGAAGAAGCATTAACACGTTACTCTATCATTAAGAGTATCGATCTAACACAAGGTGTAGACGGGAATATCAAAAGCCTGTCCAAAGAGTTAAAAGTTAAGATCATGATGTTGCGTCTTGCTTACAAAAAGATAAGCGAAGAAACCAACAAAAAGATCGAAGACGCAAAAGAAGGTTTCACGCCTAAAGAATACACGGAAAAACTAGAGCAATACAAAGAACTTTATCCTAGGTTCATGGAACTAAGGGATCGTGTAGCTAAAGGCACTAAAGCGGAGGCCTTGAATATGGAAGAACAAAAGGAACTTGATGATATTGTGGAAATGGAATCGTTTTTGCAAAAGACGGAACAAAAAGATATCAATCCGGCTTTAATTAAGTTCTCGGAGAAAGTCTACAAGGAAGAAGTTGAAATCGATAAGATGGAAATGCTTACGCAGGATGAGTATGAATCAATCTTGGATATCAACGTAAAAGAGACAGTGGATTTCCCGAATGGTTCAAAAGTTAAAATGCTTGACATTCTCGAAGATTTGTATATTAAGTTTGTCGGACAGTAAACAATACTTATCCGACAAATGTTTTAGTATAGAGTATTTTTAATATTAACTTTTTAAATTTTAAAATCATGGCAGATACGACAGAAGTGATTTACGCTGATCGTGATCGTTGTTGTGATGATCGCAATCGTGGTTATGGTGCCGGCTGGGGCGCTGTAGGTGGTGCATTAGTAGGCGGCGGTTTTGGTGCGGCAGCTGTTTCAGTATGGGACAAAGTAAATGACGTTAAGGCCAACGTAGAAGCGGTAAAAGCTACCGTACAGGAGGCAAGAGCGGGAATTTACAAAGATATCTCTGATTCTAACGCAAGCCTATCCGGGCGTATTGATGGTAATGGTCGTGAAATCCTAAATAACCGTTTCACTACGGAAAGAGGACTTTGTGATCTTGGATACAAAGTTAACAATGATATCCGTGATCTTAAAGATGTGGATGTAGCTGGCAATAACCGTATCATGGATCGCCTGTGTCAAATGGAGCGCAGCCAAGCCGATTGTTGCTGTGAGACAAAAGGCCTTATCCGGGATATGAAGAACGAGTTAGCTTTGCAAGCTGAACGTAACTTCTGTGCTATTACCAAGAATCAAGAGGCGATCATGTGCTTAATCAAGGATCAGGCCAAAGATCAAGAGATTGCTCGCTTGACTCGTGAACTTAAATTCAAAGATGATAGTTTGTTGAATTTCAAACTTGATGCTCTTTTGAAGAAAGAATACGGCTCTACAGCCGCAGCCGCAGCCGCAGCAAATCTGTAAAAACAATAGGCCCCACTTTAATAGGTGGGGCCTATGCTATTTAAAAGAATATGGAATACAAAATATGTCTAATAACTAATTGTCCAGATCAAGAAACGGCCAAAAGGGTAGCTAATGAGGCACAGGGAATGATTGATCATTTTGGAGTAGATACATTCCTCAAATTGGTAGATTTCATGAAAGCGCACCCGGATATGGTACAAGTAGGTTTGGGAATGATAGGAGTAAATGGTAAATGAAAATAGCTGATCTTAAACCAAACGATAAAGTCCTAGCGTTAGAGAAAAGTATGCGAACGGGTATCCCTTCTGTGTATGTTTTATCGATAGCGGCTGTAGGCAAACCGGAATTTCAAAAGGTTGGAAACACATATGCTTCCGTATGCCAGTTTACGATGGATTTCCAAGGGCAGAAATATAACGTTGCGCTCGAAATGGATTCTGATATATCAATCTATGACGGTATCGCTTATTCCCCTAACCCGGAATTAGTGCTTAATGAATTGAAGATAATCAAGCAGAACGCCCAGTCAATCATCAATTCTAAAAGTAGGTATGAGAAAATAGTTGAGGAATGCGACTCGATCATGAGTGAGTTCGGCGATCTGGTTCCACAAGAGGAAACGCAACAAGGTTCGGCCAACATAGAGAAGATATTGGATGATCGGATCAAGAAAGAGATCGATCCGGTAAGACAAATGGTTATGGATATCCACAACGCATTGTTTACGAAGGAGCCTAGCAAGAATGAGGTAGAACAAACGGCGAAAGCCTAAATTATCATAGACATGAAGAAAATTTTAATTGTTAATCACGGGAATCATAGGGTATTGGGTAAGAGATACCACCATGATAGTATGCCGGATCATCCGTCACATGGTAAGCCTAATAAACATCATGAGCAACATGATCATCGAAATGAATGGGGCTATAATGATGATGAGGACGAAACCATAGATGATGATGAAATGTTTGAGTTGAAAAAGAAACTCAAAGAGAAGGGAGAAAAATACTTCCATATCGGAGTAGACTATATGCAATACATCTTGCATTATGGCTCGCATTTCAACAAGGATTTGGCAAAATGGGCCTGTTCTCAAATGGTGAACAAAATCGAGATTGAGCAAGGCAGAAGCGTAGATGAGCCGCCTTTGCATTCTTGGAGCGCAAAAGAAGTAATGGCCGCTTTTGAAAAGCTGGGGCTAAAATGCGATGAAAGTCGTATTTATGACGCTCAATATCATGCTAACATGTGTTACGCCGATTATTTTCCTCATTCTGTTAAAACGGAAGTAGATTGTATCAAAAACGCCTATGATGCTATTAGCGACCCAGATGGTTATCCCGGTGCGATCTTCAACCGTTGGCTAAGCGATTATATAGGTCAAGGGGATTTGGATGAGATAGATTTCAAAAGGTACATTTAATAACAGGCCGGGTTCCCGGCCTTTTGCGTTGAAGAAATGATAGAATTTATTGAGACAGGGAACTATTTAGGTCTGTATAATTATATGGTGTTGAGGCTAGCTATAATCATGCTGTGTTGGTTTCTTATGGCTAGTGGGTGTATGATAGATTTTTGGAGCGGGATTAATACCGCTAAAGCACTTGGAGAAAAACGGAACTCAAAAGGGTTTAGGAGAACGATAACAAAAATAGGCGATTATTTTCGGGTTCTTATGTTTACCTTTCTTTTCGATGTTATTGGGTTCTTTTTTATTTTCTATAAAATGCCTTTCGCCACAATATTATGTACCGTTGCGATATTACTGATTGAAGGCGGTAGCGTATTAGAGAATAGCAAACGTAAGAAATCGCATGCGGGGGATATCCCGGAAGCGGCAGCGCAAGTCATAGCCATAGCGAAAAAGATCGTGGAAACTAAAGATGTTAACGAGGCTATTAATCTTATAAATAAAATTCAAAATGAGACCAGACACGATAATAATACATTGTAGCGCAACACGTGAAAACGCTGATTTCACGGTTGAGCAAGTTGATATGAGCCATAAAATAGCCGGGTACAAAAGATCGGTTCCCGGCAAGTTAAAACATATCGGGTATCAATACTACATCCGAAAAGACGGTAAAATCTATGTAGGACGAAATGAGGATGAGGTAGGAGCACATACAAAAGGCCATAACTCGCACTCTATAGGGATTTGCTATGAAGGCGGGTTGGACTCAAACGGAAAAGAGAAAGATACCCGTACGAAGGCCCAAAAGGTTGCTATTATCGATCTTATACGTAATATACAAACCAGATGGGAGATAAAAGCCATCATAGGGCACAGGGATGTTTCCCCGGACTTGAACGGGAATGGGGTTATTGATCCCTGTGAAAGAATAAAAGCGTGCCCTTGTTTTGACGCTATACCGGAATATAAATACCTACTGATATGAGAAAGTGGATCGAAATGATAGGTATACCTATCTTAATCATCATTTGTTGTTGGCTGTGGAAAGGCTATAAGGATAACCTAGAGCAAAAGGAAATATATCGAAAGAATATGGAGATAGCTTTAGGGGATATGCAGACCTATAAAACTAAAGACTCGTTGAACGTGGTAACATTAACTGATATGGCTTTGACATTGAAGGAGTACAAACGTATCAGATCAGAGGACATAAAGCTTATCGAGTCGTTGAAGGTTGATAAAAGTAGGTTGCAATCCATCACTGATATGCAAACTAGAACTATTAACGATCTTAAAGGGCACGTAAAGGATTCGATAGTATACAGAGATAACTATATAGTAGATACCCTTAGATGCGTAAATATATCCGATAAATGGTATGATTTCATTGGATGTGTAGATAAATATGATAACTTTACAGGCAAATACGAAAATAGAGACTCTTTCAAGATCATAGACCATATTATACCTAAGAGATTTTTGTTCATAAAATGGGGAGTGAAAGAAAGTCGCAAAGAGATCATCCCGCTAAATCCTCATACTAAAGTGTTGGGTGCGGAATGGATCACCATACGGCAGTAGTCGTTTATTATTTGTTTTTTAAATTGGTTTTGTTAAAGACAGCTAGAGAGAGAGACGTTGTGAAACGCCTCTCTTTTTGCGTTTAAGGCGATATCGTTTGCCGGATATATCAATATAGGGGGGGTGGGGGTAAAAAGTGGCTTAAATCGAAAATCAGAACAAAATAACTACATTCAATAAAAATATAATAAAAAATTATCGTTTACGCTTTGTATATAAAAAAAACTTAGTATATTTGCGGTGTCAACAATAAAGATTAGTTATGAAACCGGGTGATATTTACAATGGCCTCAAATGGCCAACTAGGAAAATAAACATGACCTTTAAGATTAAGGTAAATGGGATATTGAACGGGAAGAAGATTACTACTTTAGTAGGTGTCTCCGGTCTCATAAACCTAATCGGGATCGATCTAACGAACAAACTTATCGCTAGGGCGTTCAGAGAAGGTAAAGACGTATGCACATGTAAATTAAGACGTGGCTTGGTAATAAGATTTTATTTATATTAATATGGAAGTAGTAAAGGAATTTCAATCATTGCAAGTAGAGGCAATAAAAGCTAAGGTAGATAGCATCCTAGAGATAAGTTATGATACCTCTAGCGAGTCAAATGTATGTAGTTTAAGACTATTGGATAATTTCGATAGGGAATTAACGTCTTTCTCCATTAATGAACGGCACATGGGGCCGCAAGTGATGGAAATGTTTGATAACTGGAAAAGTATTTTCTTTAAATATTTGAAGGAGTATGGAAGAAATTGAATGTCCTTATTGTGGGAATAAAGCTACGTTGATAGATAGCGTAGGGAATTGGGTAACTTATGACTTCATGTTACCACCAGTATTTGAGGTGACAGAAGCTATTTATAAATGTGAATGTGGTAAAATTTTAATTTGTGATGAAAATGGGAGTATTAAAGATTAAAGAGGCTATAGAAATGGCCAAAAGCAAAGGTGTAAAAGTTACGCAGATGAAAATAGCCAGAAAGATATGGCCAGATTCAACCCCGGCGGCACAAAGGGTTAACATGTACAATCTGGTTAATGGAGAAACGGCTAGAGTGTCCCCGGATTGGATAAAGATCATATCGGAAGAATGTGGAGTAACAGCTGATTTTTTGTTAGGAATAAATAAAGACGAATAAAGATGGGAATTAAAAAAAGAGGATTGATCCATAGGATCATGCAATTAACGATCATTTGCGGCATGGTGTACTTAATGACAGCTTTATTGTCCGGAATAGATTTTATCTCCGTGTCGTTCGGTAAGATTATTTGGTTCGGCATTGGAGTAGTGCTATTTGTTGGTATAGCGTTTTTGTCTGTTATCTATTCGTTGTATCGATACACAAAATCGATTGAGGAAGAAACGGAAAGAAAGATCGAAGATATAATTAAAGAAAGCGATGAAAATGCAAGTAATAATTAGTAAAATGCTTGTATTGTATAATCAATAGTTATATATTTGCAAAAAAAATAGAATATGGAAGATTACAATTTATTTAAGATGGAAGGCGTGGGCCTAAACGAAGGTCTAGGGAACGAAGTAAAACAGGAAATAGAGAATGTAGGTATAGAAATGCCTAAATTATTGGAGATCGCACCGGGAATAACATCCCAGCTTATCGAGCCGGAATATTTCGATGAGAAAGCGTTAAAGGCCCAACCCAAAAAAATGTTTCGTCTGGATTTTGGGGATTACAGGTATTACTATTCCTTTGATGATGCTGGTAAGCCTATTTTTTATATCTCTGTAACGACAATGATAGCTAACGCTCTGCCAACAAACCAAGCATTGTTGAAATATTATGGGGATCGTGGCTATGAGGATGCGGTACGATATGCTCGAATGCGGGCCGATTACGGGACTTTCCTTCATGGGGAGATAACACGATTCTGTATCGATAAAACGTACAATCTTGGATTGGTCAAGGAAAGGCTCATGAGCTATATAGAGGATCATATGTTGCCAGCCTCATTTATTGCCGAATTTGATCCTTTGCAACGTGATCTATTAGCGTGGGCGCAATTTGTCTACGAATATAATGTTGAAGTTGAGGCGTTGGAACTCGTTTTGTCTTCCGATATTAATATTTATGCCGGAGCTATAGATATTAAAGCGTCCTTAGATTATAAAGGAGAAAGAATACAGGCTATTATAGATAATAAATCTGGAAGAAAGGGTTTTTTTGAGGCTCATGAGATTCAGTTGCACGCTTATAAGGAAGCTTGGAACGAGAATTTCCCGGATTGCCCGGTAACGAAAGTGTTCAATTGGTCTCCTAAAGATTGGAGAGGCGCAAAGCCTACATTTAACTTCAAGGATCAAACAGATTCTAAGAGCGCAAAGAAGCTTCCTTATATCATTGCCCTAGCTCATATAGAGGATTCGAAGCGGGAGAATAAGGTATCTTGCGTAGGTGGTATCATAGAATATGGTAAAAGCTTAGAAGATAACATTAGTATGATATCTATTGAGGAAGCTGTATCTAAGAGTTCCATTGAGACCAAGCCGGAACTAACAGATGCTTTTTCCCCGGAAAAGCCAATAGAGGCCGAAAACGGGAACAAAAACGCATATCTGGATAACTACAAGGCCAAAGAGGATAAAATAGATCATAAGCCTTCGGAGGCGCTAAATAAGGTTAGTGCAAGTGATATTTCCCAAGATAAAAGCTTGGATGATCTTTTGAAGATGGATGATTTTAATTTCTAACAATAAAAAATACACATTATGAGCGGAAGAATTATAAGAATGCCAGAAGGCGATGAGCCGAAATTAATGTACCCTAGAGTGGGGACTATTCATGTGGGGATGAAGAACGAAAAAGGTTTCCCGCAATCAGTAGACTATTTTATCCCTAGAGGTAGATACGCCAGCTTATTCACACAAGCGTATGGGGATAAACCAGATTCTATACAGATCGTTTTTCCTAGTGATGATCCCGCTTTAGTATGTAATGAGTACTATGAGTATCGAGACGCACAGGGTTCCCGGTTCGCTTATGGCGATGGCGTTGATTTCATGGTATGGGATAAGGATCACTATGCAGAATTTTGCGTAGATCAGTATCCCGATCTCATGAGCCGTATATCTGACCGATTCCCTAAAAAGGAAAAAGGTTGGAAAGTTCAATTAACAATGAATTTCATTATACCTAAGATACGAGGTATAGCGGGATGTTGGACGTTTAGGACTTCCGGGAACCTTTCAAGTATTCCTCAAATACGTACATCTTTCGATACTTTACTGCAAAATAATGGTTTCGTTAAGAACGTGCTATTTGACCTAAATGTGGCTTTCGCAAAGAGCCAAAAGCCAAATGACCCGTCTCGTTTCCCGGTCGTTTCCCTTATCCCGAATGAGAGTGAAGAAAACATTAAACGAATAAAGGGCTAATCATGGGAGAAATACAGGAAAGCCTACGCACCACTAACGTAGGCTGGGAAATTAAAGTAGGGATGAGGACATTGATAGTGGAAAGATATGTCCCGGTAAAGCACATTTGCAATGGATGTTATTTTCATAAAACATTTGAAAGCGCAAAGGAATGCCGTTTCTCATTTTGTTGTATGGGCCATAACAGGCCAGATAAGGAAAGCGTAATATTTAAAGCGAAAAAAATAAGATGAGACGGTATACAGGTAATGAGCCATGCCCCGGATGTGGCAGATCGGCCCAGCAATCCCCAAGGGCCTATAAAGATAGCGTATGCTTCGCTTGCCTACGTGATCTAAAGGAAATGAAGAAGATAAAAGAGGCACGGGAAAAACAAAGCGAAAAATATGTCATGTTTAGAGTCAATGATCTTGATGTTAAATATATATCTAGTTTTGATTCGGATGTCTATGATAATCTGGTTAAGGCTTTTGATCTTTTTTTAGAGACATTGGATTCGCCAGAAAAAGCATCTAAAAATACCGATTACTTTAATCATGGGAGTGCCATTTATAGGGACTCATTCATGCTACATGTCGTTCCTGTGATACGAGAAACTACAGCAATATCATTAGATGCGTTGATAACAGCTTTAGAGCAATACAGCAAGGTCGTTTATACACAAGGCAGATTGGATGGATCAAATATATTGAAACAGTTGAATGAGGATAAAATAACATTACAAAAATTTGAGGAATTACGTAATCTATCTTGAATTATGGATAAGATAAAAGAGCAACAAATATTGCAGAAATTAAGAGAGGCTAATGATCGATTGGTTAAAGCCGTGCAAAACGGAGATTGGGCTAAAATAGCCATCTACCAGCAAGTACGAGACAAGATACAATCAGAGTATGATGATATAATGGAAGCTAAACAGTTCAAGCTACAAACGGATAATCAAGATAAGGCCCTAACATCATGGGGGGGGCAAATCCTTAGCTTGTCAACTATTGAAGCTGATATGTCATTATACCACCTTGATATGTATATGGCATATTTCGCCAGCCGGAACTACATCATGAAGCCGGAATGGTATAGCATGTATGAGGAACTGAAAAGGGCATTAAAAAAGTTCGCCGATTTCAACCGGAAGCTATTCGTTGGTAAGAACCGGGAACAATACGATAAGGATTTGATAGGATATACCGATTGGATCGAGCATAATTTCTTTACCGATCGGGAAATGATCTATTATAGGAAGTTCGAGGAAAAAGCGACATCAACTATTGATGAGTTATTATCAGAGAAGGAAAATAATAAAAGAAAATGATATGAATGCACATACTTTCTTTATGACAGTGCGAGAATTGCGTATATGTCAAAAAAACTATTTTAGGAACCGTGACCGGGAATCATTAAATCAAAGTAAGCACTTCGAGGATATAATCGATAGGGAAATAAAGAGAGTTGAGGATGATTTCCGTAAAAAAGGTTTAGATTTATACACCTATAAATCTCAAAAAGGATGAATGACGAAACAGAGGCATATCATTTAGGAGATATAGAGGTGAATAGCTGTTTCGGGAGTATGCTCATATTCCCGAAATGCGGTAATGAAATTGTGATCAAACAAAAAAAGTGATCTATCTATAAAAAAAATATCACTTTTGTTTGTTAGTATTAAAAATGTTTATACATTTGCGGTGTTCGAACTACCACCGGACACATAAGATATTCGCTAATTTATTAGCTAAGGGGATTAGATAAGGGTGGTAGCTTATCTTCTCCCCTTTCTTTTTTAGATCATGAAAAAAAGATTGTATCTCATTGTAGATATGTTACGTTCGTCTTACTACGATTTAACACCTACAGAAAGTCTATTGGCCTCATTTATGTTTGGAATCCCTTCATGGGCCTCAAACCTCATCATCGAAGGCCAAGTTTGGTATCAGTGTGATTATAGCTCAGCAATCGAGAATTGTCCCATTTGCACGGAAAAGAAAGATACCGTGCAAAGGTTGTATAAGTCTTTAGAGAAAAAAGGTTTGATCCATTTGTCTAAATTCAACTCGCATGTCTATATCCAGCTTTGCGATCCGTTAAAAGAATGGGGTTCCGAATTTGAGTGTGAAAAACGCTCTACGGATTTAAATCCGAAAAATACGGATGAAAACACGGATTTAAATCCGACTAAGTATTATATAAGAGAAGAAGATATTAATAAAGAAAACTTATTTAACTCTAAAGAGTCAAATAAGCAAAAAGAAAGCCAGCTTTCTTTTGATGAGCCGGAGCCAGAGATAGAGAATAAACCTAAATTCTCAAAAAAGCATGGATTTAGCGAAAAGACACTGAAAATGAAACAATCGGTCATAAACAAGGTTGATTCGTTATTTGAGGATTTGGTTTTTCCCTATGAAAATGAGGAATTTAAAAAGAAATTCTTTATTTTGTGCTTGCAACCTAAATGGAGAAAACGAAGTTTTATGGCGATACAAAACAGCTTGAAATCAATAGCTAAGTACCCGGTTGAATTTGCCTTGGAGTTAGCGGATGAGTCGTTAAACAAAGATTGGGGGGCTTTAGAGTACGATTCAACGCCCAATAAATTTAAGGCGTGGGAGGCTAAAAACAAAGATATCAAAGTAGATGGAAGTTATCCATTAGGCATGAGCAAGGAGGATTATGAACTTTACCTAAAAAATTGCGAAACGTATGGAGTCAATATCTAGCAACGAAATTCAGTTAAGATCATCGAACTCGATCGAGCTACGAAGGAATTTAGAAATGAACCGGAAATATTTCAACTCGTTGAGTATGCCGGATAAGAATATCCTACGGGCTAAGATGGAGACGAAGATAGATAGCATACCAGAGGTATCAAGAAAGCAAATGTTTGCCGTATTGATTAACAGTATAGCGAAGGACGTAGGCATAAAACAGATAGAGCAATATGATATTGCCGCCTTATATCGTTTCGTTGTCAATTACTACGCAACAATGGCATTGTCGGAAATTAAATTGGCCTTCGAATTGCTGTTAATAGGCGAACTTGACAAGTTCTTGCCGGAATCGGCAGATAGAAAACATTTTGGTACATTCTCGATTGATTACATGTCACGCATTTTAAATGCGTATAAGAGGCGATCTAATGACGTGGTATATTATGCCATAACAGTAGGAAAATCTGATTACAGGATCAACAAGAAGCATCTTAGACGGCTTTTCCTAGTGAACTTACATAGACGGTTTATGCTGTACAAGTATCATGGGCGTTTCGAGATCATGGAAGCTAACATCATTCCCTATATTGAGGAACTGGGGAAATATGGCCTCGTTAATGATGTCATAATAACGGATGATGATCGCAAGTCTGCGGCAAATCATTTGCTGTATAAGGCCGCTAGGGGCGCATTTACACCATTTGTGGCTGAAACTATTAGATTGAAAGGTGTTAAGCATGATTTCGTGGAAGAAGAAGCTAGGCTAATAGCCCATAAGAAGATACTTAAAGACGCTTTCGATTACATAATTGTCAATGAGTTACAGATTAAAAACTATTTAAAGTTATGATAGATATAAAGAAAATAGATTGTATCATAGCGATCGATCCCGGTTCCAACGGTGGTATTGTCGTATTTAAGCATAATGAGATATGCTACAACCTTAAAATGCCTAAAGACCTTCGAGATTTGAGACCTTTTTTCCAGCATTTAAAAGATACGTGTAAATATCCTATCGTATTACTTGAACGACAGACTATAAGGCCGGATGATTTGCAGTTTGGCAAAGCTATACGGATACAACGCTTTCTAAACTCATATCAAACACTACAAAACCTCATAGATGAATATCGAATGCCCTACGTCCTTATACACCCATCTGTTTGGCAGCGAAGATTACACTTAGTAATAAAGGCTAAGGAAACGGATACACAAAGGAAAAACCGATATAAAGAGGCCGCACAAGGATTTTACCCGCTAGTCAACGCTACATTATGGAATGCGGACGCTTTGTTAATCCTTCATTGTGGGCGTGTTTTACTAGCTAATGAAAAGGACTATATAAATAGAAACATAATCGAGCCTAAAAATAATTTCGGTCTCATGTAAAATTTTTCTTTAATATCTTTGGGGGTATAAAAAAAACTTATACATTTGCAGTGTCAACAATAAAACAAAATCATTATGTACGTAAAAAAAATCAGTTTAAAAAATTTCCAAACGATCGAGTCGTTTGAAGGTGAGTTCTCCGGTTCCGTATACTTCGTTACGGGGGAAAACGAATTAGGTAAATCAACGTTACTTAAATCCATTGGAATATTGCTTAATGGTAAAAGGGATAACGTTTTAAAGAATGGCAAAGAAAAGGGTTTTGCGGAGATCATCGTAGGCGATAACAAAGAAGAATATCAAGTTAAGCTATCTTTTACAAAGGCAAATCCAAAAGGGACACTTACTATTACCAGTAAGCAAACAGGGATGAAAAGCAGCAATGTATCAATGTTGCAGGATATTTTCGGATACCAAGATTTCGATGCGGATGAATTTGCCAGATTGTCAGATAACGCAGAAGGACGAAGGAAACAGATCGAGATTGTAAAGTCCCTTTTCCCCAAAGAAGTGCTTAATGAACTGGCAGAACTGGATAAACGAATAGAAAGGGCAAAGTCGGAACGTAAGAACTTCAATGATCGTATAAAGGTTTTAGAGCCTTTAAAAAACAAGGCTGAAAAAGACATTATCGGGCTTAAAATCGAGGACTACAAAGAGGAAAAAGATATCAATGAGCTAGCAGAAAGGCAAAATAAATTTTACGCCTTGAAAGCTAAATATGATAAGGCTTTGGCGGTCGTTGAGAGTTCTAAGCAATACATACATAATGGCCATGCCTCAGATTTGGCTAATATTCATGAGGCCGCAAAAAAGAGAGAGAGTGATATCAGTAGAGAGGCTTCTAACATAGATATTTGGGAAAAGAAAAAGATCGAAGAAATCAAAAAAGAGGCCGAAGAACGCCGGGGGAAACTAAGGCTTATGTCTAAGGAGGTATCAGATACACTAGAAGCTAACATTAATGCCGTTAACGATAAATTAGAGAACGAAACCAGACTGTTAAGAAATGCAGAATCATTTATAGAAGCATATACAAAAGCTAATGTGAAGGATTTGGCCGAAGAAATGGCTACTATATCAGAATACAATAGAAATGTATTGAAGGTTAAGTCATTCCTAAACACTAAACACGATCTATCTATCGCAGAAGTATCGGCAGAGGAAAAGCAGCAAGAAATAGATTCATGTCTAGCTAAGAAAGAAAGTCTAATAAAGTCCTCTAAGCTTCCAATTAAGGGACTATCATTCGATAATGATGGTCTGATTCTAAACGGAGTCCCTTTCCAGAAAGAAAAAGTGTCCGATTCGCAAATTATGGAAGTGGCCATTAAGCTTGTCATGGCTAAAAATAGCAAAGTAAGAGTATTCCGGGTGGCACGTGGGGAATCTTTAGGGGCGGCAAAATTGAAAAACATCGTTTCCCTAGCCAAAAAATTCGGTTTCCAAGGATTCATAGAGACTGTAGTACGAGATCAAAATGATTTACGAATAGAGGAATACAATGAAGAATAACGAGTTGACTCTAAAAGGTAAGATCGATTCTAAGGGGAATTTATTAATACCAATGAAAGTGTTAACTAATTTCCTAGGCCAACACAAGGGTAAAGGGATCATAGCTACTTTTAATGTCTATTCCCCTAATGATAGTAAACTATTGCAGCACTACTATTATAACGGCGTTATCCCTTCGGTTCAAAAGGGATTCGCCGAGCTAGGGGATATCCTAACATCTAAGGAGACTATAGAAAGGCTAGAACTCTTATCTCCTTGGACTCACTCCGTGTCTTTCAACGTTTTCAATAATAGCTCTATCGATGAGATCATAAAGGTAGAGGATTTAACGATGAAAGATTTTATCTCACATATCGATTTTATAAAACAATATGCAGCCGAAAATCTGCATGTATATATTTGTGATCCAAATGAAGACTAAAAAGGAAAGAATGGAAACAGCATCAAAGATAAAATCTATTTTATTTAAAGATTTTATAGAATCTTATAAACCTAATATGACTCCAAATAGCAATGATTTTGTCTTGCTAATTGCCGGGGATGATTTAGGGGAGGAAGTGCTATCTAAAACTTTTTTTGCGGGTAATGAAATGTCATACGCTAGTTATCTTTACAATATGATTAAAGAGAATGAAAATATTCGTATGACCATATTAGGGATATCCGAACTATTTATAAGTCGGAATCCTCAATATATAGAGCAACAAATTAAAATGGCCGAAGAATTTAACAAAGCAAATATTTAGAATATGGAAGTTTTATTTTTTGATACAGAGACTACAGGAACTTTTTCGAAAGATCAGAAGTATGACAAGGACTTTGAAGTTTTTCCACATATCGTTTCGATATCATGGAAGTTCAAAGGGGTTGAGACCGATTTAATTGTTAAGCCAGAAGGATATGAGATACCGAAGGAATGTGCCGAAATTCATGGTATAAGTACGGAAATGGCCTTGGATAAAGGCGTTCCTTTAGCTTTCGCAATAGATAGCTTCATAAATGACGCTATAAATGCGGATAAGATCGTAGCTCATAATATCTATTTTGACACATCTATCGTAAAGGCTAATTCCTTACGACTGCGAATGCCTTATTATTACGACAAACTTGTAGTCCCGGCCTTAGATAAAGAGAAAAGGATTTGCACGATGAATAAAACCATTAAATTTGTCGGAGCCAAATTCCCGAATGGCAAGGGCCTAAAATGGCCTACATTGACGGAATTGTATCAAAAGTTATTTAACGATAACTTTGAGGCCCACGCTTCAATCAATGATGTAAGGGCATTGGAGCGTTGTTTTGATGAGTTAGTTAAACAGGGCATAATATGCCTAGAGTAGCTAAAAAGGAACCAGTAAAACATGATAAAGATAAAATCATATTTTGCAGGGATTGTAAAAACTCATCCCAGTTTATCGGGAATGGATGTTATTGTAAATCGAAAGAAATGCGTGTTTGCGCTTGTAATCAGCATGGACGGAAATGCGCTTATTTTATAACTAAATAAATTTATCAAAATGGTTGCACCAACAAAAGAACAATTTAGCTTGAATAAGATCAAGCTAGTAAAAGATGGGGGATTGGATATCGTTTACACAGTCCGAGTAACGTGCGGAAGCGAGAACTACTACGAAAATTATCATTTCGTATCTCCTAGGATTTGTCACCCAGACTTGTTATCTAAGGTAGAATCCTTAAAGCCTATGATGCTTCGTGTATTGCATCTTTCATTTTTCCGGTCGCTAATGGAAACACCAGATTTTAAAGCCACTAAGAAGCAAAATGAACTGGCAGAATCCGCTTATAAAGAAGTGGCAGACCGTTTAACTATTTCTGGCTTTGCTTTGTCCGGTAAAGATAAAACTAGAGGTGTAATCATTACTTCTCTATTTAAGGCGGATACGAAACAAACAATGGCTATTAACTCGCACCGGATCAGATTCGATGTTACGACCTACGGATTCGAGGAAGATATCGAGGCTATCGTTGATGCCTTGCATGATGAGGTTCACGCTTACATTTGGGAAGGTAAAAGCGCACAGCTAGAACTATTCTCCGCAAACGGGGATGATGATAGCGAAGACATTAACGAGAAGATCGATCCAGATGATATTCCTTTCTCTGACGAAGAAGATGGAAACGATCCAGATTGAAACGTTAGAGGAATATCTTATCGTAAGGAATAGGGGAATAGAACCCCTATTCCATTATAACGAGTTAGAGCTAGATCATAATTTAAGGGTAGAACTGCAAAATAAAATGTTCTCAAATTACATGATCGGCGAAAAAGATATTCAAGCAGCCAATAATAGATTTTTCCGTTTCGTTTGGGATCACAAATCGCATTATTGCGAGGAATGCCTAAAGCCATTAGGGGATGAGTTTGCCGCTATCTATTGCAGTCATATTCTAAGTCGTGGGGCTTACCCAGATATGGCACATGATCCAAGAAACATAAATCTTCTATGTCCAGCATGCCATGCCGAATGGGAGAACGGAACCCGTTCAAAGATGCTTATATATCCAAGAAATAAAAAAACTATCAAAAAATTAAAAGAAGAATATGGGATGTTTTAAATTGATGTCAGCTAAAGTGAGTGAAAGAAAGATGGAAGTATCTATATCTCCGTTGCTAGGGAGAATAAATTTATTCGAAAATACGGTAATGTCATTAGATATATACGATACATATGGGATCAATGTGTATTTTGATGGTAAATATCTAGCGATATGCCCCGTTCCGGTACTAGCCGAAGAATCATATAGGATATTAACTGGAAATAATGGATGTTTATATATCAAGGCTTCAAATCTGATAAAAGATGTATTGGAAGCTGATAGCGTTTATAAGTCAGATAATAAGCCTGTAAGATGCTTACTAGAACCCGTAGACTATGAAGGATTGACTATTTATAAATTATTACCTAAAAATGATTAGCAATGAGAAAGATAACCATAATTTTTAGCCTGTTATTAATAGTTATGGGCTGTATAGGGCAAACAGTCATAAATAATACAACGATAGCGACCGCTAATTTTGGTCAGGACAAACTAGTGAAGCTGGATTTAAACGGGGATGAATCCTATGTTATGCTCGTTAAGAACGGGAACCGGTATGATCCATACGTGGAAATAGGTCTAGGTTCCAAAGAGGATGCTTTGAGGCAACTATCGTTTATGGTAGACAATAAATTCAAGAAAGGTACAATGATCGTATTTGATACCGATCCAGACTGTAAGGCCGTTTGGCAAGGTGATTTTTTGCAATATAAAGTCTACGGCATAGGCAATATAATGAGCGCAACGTTAATGAAATCATCGATAAGGAAATTTGTAAAGTCGTTAAATGATGAGTGAGCAAAAAAAGAGAAGGGATTATGACGCTATTATAAAGCGATCAATGAAGCGTGATTTTTATCCAGAGCCTATTGTATTCCGGGGTAATAAAGCCCCGGGAAACGAGAAAAGGCCCAAAATAATCAAAAAGTCCGAAAATAAATCGGACGAACTGGTTGATAAGAATGTGAGAATAATTTCCTTGCCTCAAACGTCCTCTTATAAGCATCTATCCAGATATATAGAGAATAAATTAATGAGGTTGCAGGAAAGAACGGGAATAGGTACTACAGGTTGGTATTGTTTTGTGTACGATGATGATCGGATAAGACTGAATGATGCCGCCGGATGGTCTGATAATAAAAACAGATATCTATTGGAAAACCCTAAAATAAGAGAATCATGAATCAAGGTGTTTTATTTAAGTACAAGGATAAGGAAGGGACACAACTCAAATGTGTGGCCTACACTAAGGATCAAACTATTTCTTTATTGGCAGCAGAGAAGTTGATAGTAACAAAGTTGGATAACTCTTATAAGGCTATTGTCGAAAACGGGGAACCAGTAAAGATTATAAAGTCTATGCGTTGTTTAGTTCAAATCGGATTTATGGTTGATTGATATGGATAATAATGAGATTATAAGAAGATACGAGAAATTAGTATCAACCATAGAAAAAAGTGATATCTACGATGGACGTTGGACGTATGATCTGTATAAATGTGAATCATGTGGCAAAGAAATGGTCACTACTTATGCCGATAAAGGAGTCACGCCATTTATGATAGGGTGTCAATGTGGAGGTATGATGTCGCACTTTAAAACATTTTATTTCGTTCCCGATTACATTCCGGTTTACGAATGGAGAAGGCCTACATTGAATGAACTTTATAATATGAGCGAAAATCAGATTGATCATGTGCTCAATGGAGGCTTAATATTAGATAGGGATATCCCTAAAAATGGCAATGAAGATAAAAAAATCAAAAGGCCGGATATCATTGAGCGATATATACCACCTTTGACTAGGCGTGAAAGGCGAAAACTGGAAAGGGATAAGAAACGGGGTAAAGGTATTCACTGATAATATATATTGATTTTTAAGGTTTAAAATATAACAAAAGATTATGCAGTACAGAACAAACGAATATAACGCAGATTTGCACGATAAATTCAGTGCTTTGTCCGTAAATCAGCCTTTTGCGGATATGATCAGCAAAGGGATTAAAAAGATCGAGGTTAGGAGCCGTGCAACAAAATATAGAGGTGATATATTGATCGTATCATCCAAAAAAGTGTTTGATGGGTATGAGTACAAAGATGAATATCGGATAGGCGTATCTATATGTAGAGTAGAGCTATATGATTGCAAGTTATTGAAGGAATGCAGCGAAGAAGAACTATCATCAACATGCCTAAAACGAGAGGACTTGATTAAAGCATTGAAAAGCGGTCATTACGCTTGGTTTCTAAAGAATCCGATCCCGGTTATCGAGTTCCCGGTAAAGGGGCAACTAGGAATTTTTTCACTGGTATATGATAAGGATTTCATCTTAGACTATCCTATGAGTAGTTCATTTAAACCTATCAAATAAAAATATAAGAAAAAATTTCCTTTTGTTTGGAATATAAGGAAAAGTTAGTATATTTGCGGTGTAATCAATGTTTAAAAAGCAGGTAACTAAAAAATGATAGTATATGAACTTATTCAACGAAGAAATAGAGCAACAAGCTATAGAACGTATTCAAAAGTTCGCTAAAATAGCTAAAGCTATGGGTTTAGAGGTAAGTCTAGGCTTCTCTGGTGGTAAGGATAGCCAAGTATGTTATGATTTGTGTAAACGATCTGGTATAAATTTCAAGCCTCATTTCAATCATTGTTTTGAAAGTAACATAACTATTAGGTTCATTCGTGATAATTACCCGAATGTCATATTTCGGAGAGTTGTGAAAGAAGGATTCATTCGCAATATCAGAGTAAATCATAAAGGCCTTTTACCTACCGTACAAACCGCTTACTGTTGCGAGGATTACAAGCATAATCCGAAATCAGTAGATAGTTGTAGTATTGTAGGTGTACGGAAGGCTGAAAGCTCAAAACGTAAGGCTAGGACAGTGTTTGAAGCTAGAAACAAAACAATAATGAAACGAAACAAGGCACTTTTCAACGATTACTTCGAGGATCGGTGCAAGTCTATAGGATCATCGGGGCTAATACAACTAAAACCTATTGTTGACTGGGCGGATGAAGATATTTGGGATTATATTAAGAGATATAATTTACCAGTCAACCCCGAATATAAAACCTCAAATCGTGTTGGCTGCATTGTATGCCCTAAAGCTGACTTCAAGTCAAACTATATAGGCCTTATGAAATACCCTAAACTTATAGACGCTTTCATCTTAGCTAGGGAAAAGGGGGGGATTAAAATAGATTGGATGATAACATCTGAGAATATCGATTGCGAGGAAGATAAGCCTTACTACATCTGTCGTTGGCTCAATCACTCATTCATGCCCTTCACTAAAAAGCAAGCGGTATTGTACAAGAAATTTAGAGAGGGATATGATAAAATAAAAAATACAAGATCATGAATAGACTTTGTACAACGAAACAACAATCTCAACGACTATTAGAGGCCGGGGTTAGTCCAGAGACGGCAGACTTATATCTTCAACGCATAACGGAAACAGAAGATTGGTCAAGCGATAATGTCCAAGATCAGATAATTGAACCTTGGATTAATAAGCCGGGGCTATTAGATATGGTCGATCATTATCCTGCTTGGTCTCTATCCAAGCTTATATACATGATGCCTCCATTTGTTGAAGGTATAGGATGGCTTCGTATCATAACAAGATTAAATACTGAAAAGTATAATGCTTATAATAAGGTTGAGGTTCATCAATACAGTATCGAATATGGGGTAAAATATACATCACATAGATATGATGATCCGTTTGAAGCATTTATAGAGGCTATCGAATGGCTTATAAAAGAAGGGAAATTCCCAAGAACGAATATGAAAGTAGGTAAATAATTAATAGAAAATATCATGATACGTTTAGAAAGTAAAGATTTTGATCGATTGAAAGAGTTAGATATAACCCAAAGTTGCGAGTTCCAAGGTAAAACCGTATTTTGCATGAACTATAATCCCTATAGCGAAGAAGGCTGCTTGAAGTGTGTGCTGAAAGATTACTATACGGATGATCCAGATCATTGTCCATTAGAGAATGAGTGCACCGGTAAGATATACAAGGAACTATAAGTTTCTTTTTCAATAGTTTTTTTAGTTAAAACTTGATTACGCTTGGGTACATCGCTTGTGAAAGTAGTGTACCCTATTTTTATATTGTACCCGCAAAAAAATATAAGAAAAAAAACGCTTTTTTATTTGGAGTATAAGAAAAAGTTAGTATCTTTGTGGTGTAATCAAGAAACAAAAATGATATGAAAAAGATTAGTATTTATGATTTCTCTTTCGAGAAAGTTAGTTATGGTAGATATAAAGTTACCTATACTTCTCCGGTAACAGGTAAGTCTTGGACAGCCCATATTGATGATATGACTATCATCGATGCTACAAAAGGGAGTGATAGCCCTAAAGTGAAGGATTTGGAAATGTTGAAATATTTATGTAAAAACTAAGCGAAATGACACGTAAGGACTTGAAACAGATTTATGACATGATGGATAAGCTTGATGGGATTAAGAACGATCAAGAATTTATCGATAAAGCTGAGGCTAAGGGCTATAAACCTTTCTTAATATCCTTAAACTTTAAGGAAGATAAAAGGGATGATTCTACTGGAATGCGAAGATTGAATATTACACAAGAATGTCTTGATAAGATTTACGGCCTCATCAAAAAAGACATATCTAGCCAGATCAAAGAAATGTCTAACGATATTGATGGAATGGTAGTTGTTAATACAAATAGACTTTAAGCAAGTGGCAGATATTGCCCTATAGAGGATAGGCCAAACCATTGTAAGAAGGGAGTAAGTAAAATATAATTCTGATTTCGTGAAGTTTAGAGTTTATTTATTACTTTTGCCTACAAGAAAAGGCAAACACCGATTATCTTACAGGGGTAATAGGATCAAATGAGGTTGGATGTCTTTCCGGCCTCATTTTTTATTTATAAACAACATAGAATTAAATAATTATGAGGAATTTAACTGATTATAAAGGCCGTAAAAAGAAAGAAGTAAGTCAAAAAAAGGCGGCTAGGAATTTGAAGAATGGCAGAACGCCAGAGCAAATAGAAATGGATATGTCCTTTTGCAAGGATTACTATCTAACAGGATACACATTTGCCAGTATTTCCAAGCTATTGAATGATCATAACAAACAGATAGGTCAAGATAGAGAGGTGTCCCCACAACTCGTTAGAAAAGACATGTTGAAACTATTGGATCGTTGGCAAAAGGAGAACCTTGAAGGGATAAAGCCCTATATGCAGCTAGAGGTTGCGAAGTTGGATAAGATGGAACGTGAATTATGGGACGCTTGGGAACGTACGAAAGAAGGTAAAACCACTACCATTCAGTATTATAAGAATGAAATAGAGAAGATCAAGAACTGTATAATCCAAAAAAGCAAAAAGGAGGGAGAACCGTTGCCGCCTTTAAAATTGATAAAGGAAAGCGGGGCCGGAGACGCTATATATATGCGTGTTATATTGGATGTGCAGAAGCGCAGGGCGCAATTGTTCGGATATGATGATCCTGTTAATATCCAGCTATGGAATGAACCCCAAAATAAGAAAGAAGAAAGCGTAGAAGCATCCAAGGATGAACCAAGCATCAACATAGAGGTCGAGAATAAGGAATCAAGATACAAGATCAAAGATATCCCTAAAGACATGTTGATCGAGTTAGCCAGAAAAATAGTAAAAAATGATTAGTGCATTTTCGTTTTTGACTATACGTAATAGCAAAATTCCCGGCAAAACACCTAAATATACGTTTAACTACTTTCAAAAACTCCAAAATGGAAGAAATAATAGATGCTGAATTAGAAGACTTCGTAAAGTCTCATGCGGATGATATAGTAAAAGAGGCGGCAAAAAACGATCTGGTCTCATTCGCCTCTTATATTGATCCATCATTAGTATTGACGGATTTCCATTACACGTATTACAAGATACTTGACATGTTTATTCATGGCAAGATAAAAAAACTCATGATCTCCGTACCTCCCCAGCATGGGAAAAGCGAAGGATCAACCCGCAAAACCCCGGCGATGCTTTTAGGCATGAACCCGGACTTAAAGATTGTGATCGGATGCTATAATATCGATACGGCAAAAGATTTCTGTACGGACGTGCAGCGGATCATGGATAAGAGAGAATACCAAGAACTATTCCCAACTACTGTATTATCCCGTAATGAGATAATCAAAAAAAAAGGAAGTTGGAAAAGAAGCTCACGTGTGATCGAGTGCGTAGGCCGCAAAGGATCGTTAAGGGCCGTTGGCCGATCCACATCTTTAACCTCTAAATCCGTAGACATATCGATACTTGATGATGTTTACAAAGATCACGCCGAGGCCAATAGCCCGATAATCCGTGAAAAGGCATGGAACTGGTATACCTCAGTAGTCCGATCCCGCCTTCATAACGAAAGTCAAGAACTCATCGTTTTCACTCGATGGCATAATGAGGACTTGATCGGAAAGCTGGAAGAAATAGAGCAAGTGATAGATGTTAAGAAATGGTCTGACCTTGAAAATATCCCGTTCGGGGCATGGGTTCGGATCAATTTCGAGGCGATAAAAACGGATGAGCCTACTGAAATCGATCCAAGGAAAGAATTTGAAGTATTGTTCCCGGAAAGGCATAATCTAAAAACACTTCTACTGAAACGAAAATTGAACAAGCAACAATTCGATTGTTTATACCAAGGGCATCCCGGATCGGCAGAAGGTTATCTATATACCTCATTTCGTACATATACTAAGAAGTCGCAATATGGCCGTTTTATTCGCAGGGGATCATATACGGACGTGGCAGATGAAGGAGAAGACTATTTGTGTACAGTTGTTTACGATGTATATGAATCGTTAACCGAGGTTGATGAAAAAGGTAGGCCCATTAAATATATCCTTATAGTAGATATGTACACTTCGCAGGAAAACATTAGGGTTACATCGATCACGGTTCCAAGGATGATCGAGCAACGAAAAGCTACTTACGCTTGGATCGAGAGTAATAACGGTGGTAGTGGCTTTGCTTTCCTTATCCGTAAAAAGACTAACGCTCATCTTCATTGTTTTCGCCAGTCCCAAAACAAGGAAAGCAGGATCATCACGAATGCCGGTTTGGTCAACTACCACGTTATATTTCCGGCGGGCTGGCAAGAACTTTTCCCATTTGAATACAATCATTTGAAAAAGTTCTTGAAGAAATTCAATGCGAACGCCCATGATGATTTAGAGGATGTTTTAACCGGAATAGTAGAGAAGGAAATAATATTAGATGAACTTTCACTTGGAATTAAAAGAAAGAACTAGTACATTTGCGGCGTTGGGTTAAGTAAGTCGTTTACGTAAGTTGGTTTTTTCGAGTATTTTGTATTAGGATATTTTTTTAGATACGTACTTCACGAATGAAATGGGCTTTCCTACGAGAGTATCAAGGCTTAGAAAAGGGGAACAAGTTTCCCCTTTTTGTTTCTGAATATCTATTATGTTATTACTTTTGTGATATCATTCATAACATTCTTATAATTTAGTTTTGTCGTGAGACAAGTTCATATGTGTATTACAGTTTATTGTTGACGTGGAGAAGTAGAAATGCTTCTCCATTGTCTTTTATACCAAATAATTACTATATTTGTGTGTCACTAAGGGACGTGATAGATTAGATGTTTAACGTTAAATTAGAATCAAATGAGCATTGTATGTGATTGCCCGGCGGGAGCATCAATCCCGACTATTAACCCGGCCTCATGCCCGGTAGATATGGATCAAATCCAGAAAGTAGCATTTCAGCGAGTGTTTAAAACGCCCGGAGTCAAGAACCAAGTAGAAGATATTACCAAGAAAGCGTCTTGGACTCCATTACTTTCAGCCGCAGACGGAACAAAGGTTACTTGCAGCCCTAATCTTAATGCGCCGGAAACGACACCCGGAGAAGAAAGAACGTTCGGAGACGGTAACGAGGTTGTAGGGGGTATCCCTATCTCTTTAGGTTCTTCTCCTACGGAATTTGCAGCCGTGATCCGAAGACAGCCTCAATCCGTGATCGCCCAGTTGAAAAAGATGATGTGCGAAGAGGTAGGCGTTTATATCTTCGATATCAACGGTATGATCGGTTGTTTGGCTGATAACCCATCAAAGCCCACGAAATACGAACCTATTCCTATCTTCTCCATGTTTGTAGGAGACTACTCATTTGGGGGATATGATGGAACCGGATCAAATAATATCTCATGGAAATTCAAGCCGAATTGGAGCGATAACCTTGTTTTTGTCAAACCAGAGGATTTTAACCCATTAACGGATTTGGTTAACCCGGATTCAGATTCTCTTAACTAAGTTTGATATGAAGTTAAATAAGCCAAAAGTTACGATGGTTGATCTAGTGAATGATATGGGTGATACCCAGCAATTCACGATTGATCATGCTGAAAGGATTCTTAGAATGCCTAGCAGCGGTTGGAGTTTACCAGAAGATTCACCCTATCAATTTGAATACTATAATGGAATTGAACGACGTACAAGTAATTCTAAAGGAGCCGAAGCATAACAGGGAAATAGGCAAGGCTATAAAATACCAGAATCGATTAAAGTTCCATACTGAAAAGTATTTGAGCACTTTCGATGCTGGATTGCCCTTGACCGATTTCCTAAACGATGTTAAGCAGCGTCTTCCATTAGATAAGTACAATTTCTTCCTTCAATTATTCAGATTCCCTATTCAGACGGTAGAGCTAGTATCGAGAATATATAAAGAGCTAGAAAGAGTGTTTAACGGTCGCAATGCGGCCGTTATTTATAACTTCCTAGACTCAAAATATGCGGATGATTGGGAATATTATAGACAGGATGTATTACATGAGCCGGAAGTATGGCATGAAAAAGGATGGAACGCCTTGAAGACATCCATAAATTCGGTTTTAGTCGTAGATTTACCTCGTGAGCAAAAAGGGACATTGCCGGAACCGTATTTCTATTGGCTAGATATATCCCATGTCTATGATTACAAAATAGATAATGGGGAAATGACATTGCTTATCTATTATGTGGAAAAAGATGTTTTGGCGATCTTGGATGATGAGTATTACCGATTAGTAAGGGTAAATGATCGGAAAGAAATTACTGAGACGCTGAATGAATCTAAGCATGATCTAGGATATTGCCCCGCAATGTTCTTTTGGAGCACACCTCTAAATAGCCGGGAACCGGATATAAAAGATAGTCCTATCGCCGATCAGCTGGATAATCTTGATTGGCTTTTGTTCTATAAAGTCTCTAAGCGGCAATTAGACATGTACGCCCCTTATCCTATCTATTCCGGCTATCAACAAGATTGCTCGTACAGAAACAATCAGACCGGGGAATATTGCGATGGTAGCTATCTAAGGAATGCGCAAGGATCATATGTGATCACGAATGAAGGAGCCATCAAAGAATGCCCTATTTGTGGCACAAAGAAGATCAGAGGCCCCGGTAGCTATATCGAAATCCCAGTTCCAACGAATGATACCAAGGATTTGAGAAAGCCTATCGAGATAACGGGAATAGACCGGGAATCGTTAGATTATAACGTAGAAGAAGTAAGGCGTATAGAGGACTCGATTTTTAGGGCCATAGTTGGAGAAGATGGAGAACTGCAAAAAACGAAAGCTATCAATGAATTGCAGGTTGAATCCAATTACGAAAGCCGCACAACGGTTCTTTTGTCGTTAAAGAGAAACTTTGAGAAGGCTCAAAAGTTCGTGGATGATACCGTGTGTAGGCTTCGATACGGAAAATATTTCCTAAACTCAAACATCAACTGGGGAACCGAGTTTTATCTATATTCGGTAGAGGACTTGCAGAACATTTATGATAAAGCGAAGCAAAGTGGTGCGAGTGAATCACGCTTAGACATGATATCCGATCTTATCATATCTACGGAAAACCGGAATAATCCGGTTCAATTGCAAAGGATGTTGATATTAAAACAACTGGAACCATATAGGCACAAGACGTTTAACGAACTCATGCAGATTGCGAATAAGGATTTAATTGATCCAGTTTTATTAGAGTTAAAGTTGAATTTCTCGAACTATATCGATACCTTTGAGCGCAATAACATAAATATCATTGAGTTCGGAGCTAATTTAGATTTCGGACGAAAAATTGAAATAATAACTGAAAAATTAAAAGAGTATGCCAAAAGAAACATTGGACAAATTGCAAGAGGAAGTTCTAAAACAGCCCAAACAGGGGTTAGTGAAGGAAACGAAAGAGGAATCCGTAGAAACATCAACGGAAATGAATCTGGAAGCGGAGAATAATGAGAAACCTAATTCCCAGTTATCTCCAAGGGAGGCATTGATCCAAAAGATCGCTGCTAATTATAAAGTAGAGTATGGGACGGAAAACATGGTGCATGTGTTGATCATGCCTAAAATCACTTTCGATCCTGTTACTGGAAAACCGAAGGAGAACGGAGTAGTTCAAATCATGGGTAAAAATGAGTTCATGATTTTCCAAAGAGCTACTTTGCCCGGAAAAGAAATCTATGTCATTCACGAACCGTAAAGATTGAGCCATGTTAAAAAAAGAAATAATAAAGGCTAATGCCATATTAGCGACATTGACAGATGAGCAAATCGCCGCTATCGAGAAATTATCGGAGAATGACGAAAACGCTGTTATCGGTAAAAAGACTGGAGAAATCCACGGAGCCTATGAGCAAGACATTTTGACTCTTACCGGAGTCAAGAAGAATGATGGGGAAAAGGCTTACGACTACATGAAAAGAGTTCTTGGGGATTACAAGGCCCAATCAGAAGGGTTCGAGGCTCAAAAGGCAGAGCTAAAATCTACAATCGAAACTCTAAAAGCTAAGATCGAGGCCGGAGAAGGTAACGAGGTAATCAAACAGCAATTGAAGGATGCTCAGCAACAACTAAAGGATGTAGAGAATACCTACAAGATACAAGTAGATGACTTGCAAAACAAATACAATGATCTGCAAGGCAAATACAATATGTCTATAGTTGATACAGAGTTCGTTAAGGCTCTAAATGGAGTGAAATTCAAGTCTGAATATCCAGAAAACGTTATCAACGTTATGATCAGTAACGCAAAAAACAGTATCTTAGCGGAAAATAAACCGGAATTTGTGGATGAGAACGGGAAACAAAGTCTTATCTTTAGGGATAAAGACGGAAACATCCTTAAAAACCCGGCGAATCAATTGCAGCCTTATTCCGCAAAAGAAATGTTGCTTACCAATTTGAAGGATATCATTGATAATGGTAGAGAACAAAGAGGAAACGGAAGTAAAGGCGGCAATGGCGGCAAAGGTGGTACAGTAGATATTTCCGGCGCAAAAACACAGGTTGAAGCGGATGAGATCATCGCAAATCATTTGATGGCATCCGGGTTCACACGAGATAGCGAAGATTTCTCCGCTAAACTTGGAGAGATCAGATCGGAATTAGAGGTTTCAAATCTGCCTATACAATAAATCACGGCGCAAGGGTAACGCTTTTTAATTAACACTTTAAAATTAAAACAGCATGAGTTTAGTTCTCACAAGAATGCAAAATTTGCGTTCGTCCACAAACATTGACAAAAACGAATACCGGGCATCAAGATACGGGGCTTTGGACGCATTCAAGGCAATGTCTAATGATCCGGACTCAATTGTCACACAAGAAATGAAAGATAAGGTCAACCAAAGCAATGGCCGTGTCTTCGAGGTTCCGGTAATCGATTATGATGGTGCGATTACTATTGGCTCTGAAAGAACTTTAGAGATCGCCGATTCAGAAAACACATCAAAGATGGTAACAATCAATTTTGTTACTTACGCTTGGGGTTTCACGATGGTTCCTGTGATGTATCAAAATAATGAGATCGGCGCACAGCGTGATTTCAATACGAAGATGATGAAGTACATCTACAAGCTGGGAGAAAAGATGGATACTGACGCTTTAGCGCAGTTGGCAACTGTGAAATCTAAAGTTATCAACGATCCGTTGATCTACGATAAGACTGGTAACGTTATCAACGTAAACTGGAAAGATCGTGAAAACATTCTATCAGACTTGGAGCCGATTTTCTCCGCTAATGATTACTATGGCCCGGTACATATCGTTGGTAATACTGGTATCCAATCGTTGCTGAATAAGTTGAACCAAAAAGGAGAGTATAACGCCGTAAACAAACGCCTTGAATTTTCCGGCAAGTCATTCGGCTTTACGAACCGGTTAACGAATGAGGCTGATCAGTTCGCCAGCGGTTACGCAATTAGCGGTTCTCAATTGGGTATGTTGGCACGTTTCGAGCGTGAGTGTTTAGCCCGTACGAAGACTAATCTTTCTTACGAGTGGGATATCACGACATTGCCAGTTCTTGACATTCCGGTTGGTACGTACTACTACCAATCAGTAGGGGATTATAACACTATTGGCGGGGACGCTACAAAAGACATGAAACGAAATTTGAAAGAGCATTTCGGATTCGCCGTTGATGTAGCTTATATCACTGCTTATAACAGTGATGCTGAAACCCGTCCTTCTCCATATCTGAAATTCCAGATCGCAAAGGAGACAGTAGAGGACTACAAGAAAGTCGTTGTTTCGAACCCGGACAGTAAGCCTATTCCAACTAAGGCTATCGTTTCGGCTTAATTTTCCATATTCTATTTTTACCTCCAAGGGAAGGACGGCAATAGCTTTCCTTCCCTTTTTTAATTTTATATGATATGTATGATATAGACAAAACATCCGATCTGCTGGCTAATAGAATAGCGGTAGATGATATAGAAGATATTACAGGTAAGATAAGCGCAAATTCGTTTCATCCAATGATCACAGCTGATAATATCGTATCTATAATGCCTCAAAAGTGTAACACGGAGACATTACAAGCTATGTGGCTACAGAAAAAGAAGAAGGCTACAGCCTCAAAGGTAATTCGGGATTTCTTTCTCGAAAAGATGGGCGATAAAATGGCAAAGAGCATAATCGATCGCAGACCGATATTTGACGGAACCGCCCGGATATATGATACAGTGGCTACGACTAACAGCCATGTAGGATTTGAGATTACCCCGGTAAGGGTAGAAGGGGTTATTTTGGCCATTGAGGAAATAGGATTGCAAATAATGGATCGGGACAATACAGGTTTGGAACTGGATATACCGATCTCCCTTTATCATTCCGATATTCCGGAACCCTTGCAAACGATAACGGTGCATGCGTCCGTAAAAGGTGGTATGAACTGGATAAAGCTAACAGAACCTATCTTATTGCCCTATCAAGACGAAAACAAGTGCGGAGGTTCCTACTATCTCGTATACGAAGAAAAGGCTTTAGGCACAGCTAGAGCCGTGTCAAAGAACCGTGATTTCTCCAAGAAGCCATGTATGAGTTGTGGAAGCTATGACTACGCAACCTATCAAATGCTATCGCCCTATGTTGAGTTCTATCCAATGAGGATAAAACCCGGCGAACCAAATGAGGCGGGAATAGTCCCAATGTGGGATATTGCGGATAACATCTATACGCCTCTAACCAATTATGGCCTAAATATCAAATTTTCTATTTATTGTGATCATACGAGATTTATTGAGGAAAATATTGAGGCATTCGTAAATGTGCTGGGTTTGCAATTCGCTTGCGATATGCTTCGTGAGTTCGCTTATAATCCCAACTTTAGGATTAATCGGATGAATCAGAATTTTCAACGAAACGAATTGCTCTATGAAATAGACGGCGATACTCAAAGTCCTAGGCGATCTGGCCTAAAGTGGGAGCTAGAGAAAGCCTACCAAGCTATCAAGACTGATTTTAGCGGTCTCAATAAAATATGTATGCCTTGCAGGAATAACGGCATAAGAATGCAAACGGTATGAGAGTGATCACAAATCTAATACGTAAGTTGAAGGGCTTCGAGAAAAGTATACCGGATATACTTAGAGAAGGTATCGAGGAAAACCAAGAAATAATCTTGGATTATAACACGGAAGCGCAATTATACGAAGAAGGAATAACTAGGGATAACGTATCTATTGCTAGTTATGCTCCTTATAGCCCTATGACTATAGCGATCAAGAAAGAGAAAGGCCAGCCGACAAACAGAGTTACGTTACGTGATACGGGAGACTTTGAGGCCTCATTTTTTATCGATTTTACGGCAGATGGATTTGAGATCAAAGCGGGAGACTGGAAAGCTGAAAAATTGATGTTAGGGTACGGGGATGAAATTATAGGTTTGACGGATGAGAACCTAAACGATATAATTTACCATTACCTTTACCCTAAAGTGTTGAACGAATTAAAAGACAAATTGAATGGCAAAAAAAATTAACAACTACTTTGAGTCTGCTCTAGGCAATAAAATAGACTCTATTTTGGACGCTTTGTGTGGTGTCCCATTTATCGATTATGTCTATGGTCGTGCAAGGGCCAATGAGCGGGTAAGAAATGGTAAAAAATACCGATATCCCGGTTACTACATAGGGAATGGGGAATATGAGGATATGTTACCATTAGATAGCCGTGGTCATGGCTACGCTTTCATCATGTTAGATGATCCAATAGAGAGTATCAACTATGTATCGTTCGAAACGAATAAATACAAAGTAGGGTACTCTCTTATTGTTTGGTACAAAGAAGGTACTAGCGAAATGATGGATATCGATCTATGCAAGGATTATGTTTTGGGATGCTTGAAGCTATGCCCTAACGTGACCGTAGAGAAAATATATGAGAAGTATAGCAATGTCTTCTCCGGGTTCTCGTGCGATGAGATCGATACACAATACTTAATGTGGCCTTGGAACGGCTTTAAAATAACTGGGGAGATTACATATAATGAACCTTGTAAATGATATTGATATGTTGAATATTGTAGGTCTAGTTTTCATGATAGCCATGATATCTTGCTTTATCTTTTTGTTCTTGGATAAAATAGGACTCCGTGGATACATAGTAATGTATAGCCCTATACGGCTATTTAGCGATTTGTTCAATTGTGATTTTTGTCTTTCCTTCTGGATTAATCTTTTTGTATCGATGTTGGTAGTTATCGTTACGCAAGATTATTGGATGTTTTTAATACCTTTGTTCAGTACACCAATATCACGAAAATTCTTATGAAAAGAGAGGTAATAAATAATCATATAGTCATTCTGTACGATAGTATAGATGAACTCCCAATCATCCGGTTCCACAAGTACAATAAATATATGCTTATAGATTCGGGTATAGGTTCCGATCTTAATGATATCAACGTACATATTGACCGGGCTATCAAGTTTATCGGCCATGATCCCGATTTGGCGGTACAAGAACTTAATAACCTTCGGCAAAACCTTTATCTGGTCGCAGAAACCATTAACCCGGCTCATTTGGCTTTTATGTGCTTGGTGCATTCGATTGATCATGTCATATGCAATGACCTGTCAGATGAAGGATTGAAACGAACGATGGAGAAACTTAACGATGTCCCTAAATCATTTTTTGATCGGCTATTACAGTCGGTCAAAAAAAAAATCGAGAAGGAACTAAATACATTCTTTCCAAGGAAATTTGAGGACAGCGGAATTTATGAGGTGTACGATCTTCTTCGGAAGCGTACACTTTTGCAGTTAGAGGAAATTAAGGATGGCAAGAACCGGGAAAAGCAAATAGAGAAACTAGATTTAGAGATAGCTCTATACAATCGCCCTAAATGCTTTTACGGCCCGAAAAGCGTAGAAGTAAGATATGACAAGGATTTCGATAAGATGTGTCTATTGCTTTCGAAAGAACTAAATATCAAAGTATCGGAAATATCGGTTCAGACATTCTACAACTCCTTTGATTATCTAAAAGAGGTTGCTAAGGCCAGAAATAAGGCCGCAGAGAAAGGTTTATAATTGATGTGGCAATATGTATAGGCCGAAATAAAATTGTCTCAAACACGAAATTTAATTAAAATAACATGGATAAAATAAGAATTGGTAATGACATCATCGTAAACTGGAATATAACTAGAATAGGTAAGCCAGAGGATTTAGAGAGCAAGAAGCTTAAATTATTCTTGCGAACCGGTTTCGATAAAATGGAGATAAGCGAATATATCGTTAAAGATAGTGTTATCTCTTTCAATTTTTACGGAAAGGATCAAGTCCATACAGGGATATATGTGTGTGTGCTAGTAGAAAATGGCGGCGAGTTGGGAATGACTACGATCGATTCGTCCCCGGCGTTTGAGTTGGTTCCTTATAACGGTATGACACGAAAAACGGGATATCCTTTCGTGATTGACTTATCTAGTGACATAACGATAGGGGACGGTTCCGCTAAAGCGGAGAAAGAATTGATATTTACAAATGTCATGGGGCTAGGTCAGACCGCATATGATTTTATCGTTGACACTTATACCAATGGCAAGATCATAGTAGATATCGATGAGGCCGGGAAATATAGCGTATGCCCTCATTTAAACATAAATGAAGGATCGATAGAAATGCTGTTTTCCCCGTTGGTTTCAAATGATGGCATTTCTCAAATGATCATCCGTGTTACCAAGGGTAGTGCCCCTACCAAAGAGGAATTAAAAGAGCCGGAATCTACTGGAACCTTTCTTTTGGATTATCTGGATCATGCGTTGGATTATGACTACGATCTGGTTCTAGGGCTTGTAGAAAAAGGCGTTTCGATCATCATTAAAAGCAGGAATGGCTATTTTGCGGTATGTGGCAGCATTGTAGATAAATCAAGAAACACATTAACGCTATCTACAAGGCTTAACCAGACAGATGTCGTTGATTATATTTTCAAAAAAGGGCAAGCAACGACAGAAAGAACAACACCCGGAAAGGGGGAAGAAACATTGATGATTGATTGGAGTATGCCATCATCATTTAATACCGTATCTAAATTCGTGTACAAAAATATCGTTATCCTAAATGGGGGTGATTATCAAACGGTAGTCAATGCTTTTTATTCAGCGGATAATATAGAATTGTCTACATCCACTGTCTTAGTTGGTAATGATACTAAGAGCCTAAAGATGTTTAAGTATACATTCCCTAGAACCGGTTCGCCTACAGTAACAGAGATACAAGATTCTTTAGGCACGGGAGGTGTATCATCTTTCATACTCAATGTATCAGAAAGCGATTTATATCAAAAGGCTTTGGCGGCATATGATAGTGAATACATATTGATTACGACAGAAGGTGTTATGTATTTTCTTGTAGCATCGAAATACAAAGCCGGAGATAATATCGTGTTCTCATATATGCAAGGTGGGATGGGCTTGGTAGATTTGACTATCAAACCAGATAATACCACTGATTCAAACAGTAGTAATCTATGTGTTACCGTTGACGCTTTAGATAATGAGTCAATGACCGATCCTTTATCGGCTAGGCAGGGCAAATTATTAAATGATCGTTTAACGGCATTGGAAACAGCTGTAAACAAATTAATGGCAGGAACGTTCTAATGGCAACATTCGAAAATCTTATAGAATCTTTGAAAGATATTAGAGAGGCCCTAGAAAAACTAGGGCTTAAATTGAAAAATGTCCCCTTAATGGAATGGCCAAAAGCTATTCTTTCGTTGGATGAGCCTATAGAGGCTTGCGATGAGGAAACGAAATTATATATAAGGGGCATAGGTGGTAATCCTTTTTGGAAAGAACTGGATTTGTCTAACGTGTATCGATATTCTCATGAATCCTTTATCAAAACGATGTTGTGTCTATCTTATGATAGGGAGAAAGCCGGATTTGATAGAATGACAATATACGTAAACCGGGATGTGTTCTTGAATTTGACAGGAGAAGAAATATCGAGCATACAAGCGAGAGGTTATGATTTAATTTTAAAGAAATAAGATATGTCAGATAATCCGATTAGATACCGTGATTTAATTGAACCGGATGATAGTATTATCACGGCGGTTGAACAATTGACGGAATTAAACAAACAGCTTTCTTCGCTACAAAAGAAGACGAAGAAAGGGGCTACCGAATTGGAGATACAACTAAAGCAAACCAATACGGTAACAGAGGAAGGACGGGAAATCGTAAGGAAAGCAGCAACGGAGGCCGATCGTTTAGCCGCAGAGCAAAAAAAGGTTACAGCCGCTATGGGAGAAACGGCTATGCGGATAACTGAATTGAAAAAGCAGCAACATGATCATAACACGATCAATAAATTGACGGCCCGGCTTAACAACTCATTGGAAGGTTCCTATGATCATCTGTCAGCGCAATACAGCTTGAATAAGATCAAGTTAAACGCAATGACGGAAGAATATCGTAAGAATACGAAAGAAGGCCAACTATTAGAACAAACAACGTATAACATCTACCAAAAGATGAAGATGCTTCAAGAATCTACAGGAAAGCATACTTTATCAGTAGGAGATTACGAGAAATCTACTAGGGGCCTAAACATGGCTATGGCACAAGTCCTTCGAGAGGCACCAGCGGCGGCGGTATCTGCTAATACCTTTTTTCTGGCCATATCGAATAACCTTCCGATATTGAGTGATCAGATTCAAGCATTGATCGCTCAAAATAAGGCTTTAGCCGCACAAGGCCTAAAGACTAAATCGGTGTTTGGATCGGTATTGAAAACATTCGTGTCATGGAATGCGCTCATGAGTATCGGTGTCACGTTGCTAACTTTTTTTGGAGGTGATATCGTAAAGTTTATCGGCAATATGGTAAAAAGCACTTCCGTAACTACGGCTGCAAAAGACGCTTTGACGAAATATAATGAGGCTTTAAGGACAGGTTCTAAAGAGGCTCAAAAGGACTTGGTACACATTAAGCTACTGTATAATGGTAGTCAAGATATGACCAAATCTTACAATGACCGAATAGCGGCAGTGAAAGCATTAAAGAAAGAATACCCGAAGTATTTCGAGAATTTCACGGATGAAGAAATATTGGCCGGAAAAGCCGCCTCTAAATATAACGAGTTAGCGAAAGCGATATTAAACAGTGCGAAAGCTAGAGCGGCAGAAGAAAAGTTGATCGAATTATCCAAACAGCAACTAGAGGTTGAGACCAAAATACAAGACAATAATTTAGAACAACGCAAATTGCTATCACAAGGCGCAAGGGAGGCCGCAGAAAGTATTGAGGCTGTAACACGTAAATATGGATCAAACTCGCAGATGGTTCAAGTGGCGATCGCCCAGAACGGTAAACTTGCTCTGGCATGGGCTAACTCCAAGCAAAAAGCAGCCGATTTACAAAAGGAATCCGATAAGCTTGGGAAAACGATGGAGGAATTAGCCAAACGAGTAGATATCGGGGCTTTGTCCTCTGATCCGACTAAGGACAAAAAGAAGGGTAAAGAACCTAAAGATCGCACGCAACGGATCAACGAAAAGAATCTCGATATATTGAAGAAATATTACGAGAGCGAGAATAAGCTACAAACAGACTCCTTCCGCAAAAGATCGCAAGCTATATTGAATCAGACTAAGGCCGAAAACGAAAGTCTCAAAAACAAGCTTGAAACGGATAAGGATTTGACGGAAGAATCCCGTAGACTCATAAACATCATCATTGCCAATAACGTTAAGGCCGGGATGAAACAGATCGAGGAATTAGGCAAGGAAGAACAATTGGCGATGCTTAATAATGAAAAGGCCGCTTTGCAGCTTAGATTAGAGGCAACGACTAAAAACACACAAGCCGAATTTGATGTTAAAATGGCACTTTTGGAGAACCAGCGAAAGCAGGAAATCGTTAAGAATAGCCAGTTGCAAGAAAGCATGAGACAAAGCGAAGCGGAGATTAACGCTAAATACGATAAACAGCGTATGGATCAATCAAGATCATTCAACGTCCAAATGTCGTTATCACAATTTGACGCAATGGCCGAATTGCAAGAAAGCGAGTTCAATCTAATAAAGCGATCAGAGGATGAGAAGACATTGTATCGTATGAAAGCCGAAAAGGAACGTTGGCAAAAGATACTACAGCTAAATTCCATCAATGGCAAAGCGTTAACGGCCATAGAACGCAAAACGATCCAAAATATGCTGGCTACGTTGACAAGGGAAATCAATCAGCAAACCAGCAAGAATAAGACTAAGGATATATATAGTCTATTGGGGATAAAGCTGGATGATGAAAGTAAAAACGCTATTAACGAAAGTGTAGGATTCTCGATCGGGAAACTGAATGAGATATTATCCGCACAATCGCAGATAGCGCAGGAAATGGTTAATAACGCACAAAAGGAAGTAGATGCGGCAAAGAGTAGGCTAGATGCGGAGATAGAAGCCCGGAACAATGGATACGCTAATAACGTAGAATCGGCCCAAAAAGAACTAGCTTTGGCAAAGAAGAACCAAGCTAAAGCGATCGCAGAGCAAAGAAAGGCGCAAAAGGCGCAAGAAGCTATAAACACGTTAAAGCAAACTAGCGATCTTATAACGGCATCCGCTGGAATATGGGCGGCTTTAAAACTCCCTTGGTTAGCGATCCCGGCTATAAGTTTGATGTGGGCTACATTTGCGGCCTCAAAGATAAAAGCATCACAATTAACAAGAACCCAAGCGCAATCACAAACGTATGGAGAAGGAGGTTTGGAGATTCTTAGCGGCGGTTCTCATAAGAGCGGTAATGATATCCCTATTGGCCATATGCCGGACGGAAGGGAACGTAGGGCAGAAGGCGGCGAGGCTTTAGCGATTATCAATAAGAAGAATACACGGAAATACCGTGATATCCTACCAAAAATCGTAAATACGCTCAATAACGGATCGTTTGAAAGAGCGTTCCTAGGGGCCTACTCAACCGAAGGTTTAAGCGTAAGTTATACGGGCGTGTCTGCCGATATGGGTAGAGTAGAATCGATATTGTCCGATATCAAGGAGCAAGGAGATCGTAGGTTCTACCAAGGCAAGAACGGAGAATTGATCGAAATAAGAGGTAACGTTAAAATCATACACAAATGAATATAAGATATAAGTTCTATGTTGATGGCCGGGAAATGAACCCGGCTATCTACTCAAATGATCTATCTATGGATATATCCCCAGAATCAGGTCAAGAATTTACCCGGCGAAAATTGTCGGGTACTTTGGTTTTCCAGCGTGAGGATTTCGTGTTTATTGCGGAGAAATCTATTGAGGCAGAAATGACGTTGAAGATAACCAGATCAAAGGATGAAGGCGCATTTTCCGACTACTATATAAGTAAATTTAGCAAAACGGATTGCTCTTGGAATTATGACAATAGAACCGTATCTATAAAAGTGGAAACGGATGATGGTTATACGGATGTGTTGGCCGGGCTAGACAAGGAGTTCGATTTGATCAAGCTGTCTCCTAAAATACAAAAATGTATGGTAGTAAAAAGGCCATGCGTCCAATTGCACATAGAGAATGATTCTTCGGTCACTTCTTACGCTTCTGGCACGTATTGGGAGCAAGACGTAATAAATGACGCTGGGCTAACACAGAATATGTGGGCTTTCTCATCATTTATGCTTACATTCACTATGAGCAATGGCACCATATATACAGGGGTATTATACAGGAATAATGTATCTTCGGGTACGAATTACGAAGGGACGGCATATGATGATAAAGGGTTGTACCGTATGGAAATAGCCATGAATACCGTTGATACGTCTGGGACTACTACCTTTAAGATATATGGGATAAGCAACGGGACTTTGTATTGGGAAGGTGAGACATATGCCGGGGTAAGCGAAAACGGGGAATTGTTATGGGAAGATACCATAACTATGCAGATGGTCACGCCGCCAGTAACTAACGTTACAATGACTTGGAGAAGCAACTACATCCAAAGCAGGATACTAACAGACCGCCAAAGTATAACAGGATACGATCTATACAGGATCACAAGTGAAGACTCTTTAGAAATAAATCCTAATTACAAGTATGGGGCAAAGGTCTCGTTTAGTAATGTGGTATTTGTGTCGGCAAGAAAAACAGACACGCCTAATAAATGGGGCATGGACTCAAACGGTAAATACTTTTTACCACCAGAGGATGAAGGCGGGTATTTGCCTTTGAGTAAATCGAACTGGACTAATTCGTCTTACTGGTTCAAATATAATGATAGTGTAAACGAGATAGATCGAATAGGTAGAAATTCATTCGTGTTAAATGATGCTTATCCAATCTATAGCGTGATTCAAGTATTGCTGAATGAAATCGCACCCGGAATAACGCATAGCAATACGACCGCTTATTCTCAATTCTTGTACAGTGGGAGTGATCCTATATCTCATAAAGATATAAATCTCATCATAACACCTACTAGCAATTTAAAGAAGGCGGGTTACGATCAACCAGCGATGAAGGCCCCTATAACGCTAGGAGAGGTTTTAAGTATGCTGTATAATACGTTTAAGTTAAAATGGCATATCAAAGATTCCAAATTGATAATAGAGCATATCCAATATTACTATAATGGTGGTACATATGAGTCCGAGCAACAAATAGGGCTGGATTTAACTACTACGATCCAGCCATCAAATAATAAACCTTGGTGTATGGGGCAAAACTCATTCGAGTACGACAAGGATAATTCCCCAGAGCGTTTTCAGTTCTCATGGGCGAATGATGTAACAGAGCCATTCGAAGGGTATCCAATAGAGGTAAAGAGTAATACCGTACAAAAAGGTAATATAGAGGAAATAACCGTTGGTAAGTTTACAAGTGATGTTGACTTTATCTTATCTAACCCTAACCAGATAGCGGATGATGGATTTGTCGTAATGTCTTGTTTTTACAACAATACGCTACGACAATACACATTGCCTTTTGTGGAGAGGACTATAAGCGGGTTTACTTATAATCTCCAAAACGGTTACCTAGCCTACATAGTGCTTCAACCGGATTACTGGGTATATGATATGCCCGGTAGAACCTTGATCATTAACAATGCCGAATATGTGGCACAATCTGTAACACGGAAAATGAAACAGTCCATTAAATTCCCTACTTATGATGATATCGATCCTATGGCTTTAATAAAGACTGATTTAGGAGTAGGTAAAATCGATAAATGTACCGTATCTTTGAGCACTAGAATGAATAACGTAACATTAAAATATTGATATGACACCGAATAACAATTTAAATCCGTTGGCTTTTTATAAGAGCCAGAACGATATGTTTAGGGCACGTCCATACAACTATGGTATTAAATACCCGTTGTACATGCCGTTGAATAGGGTTACGCCTTTCCAAATAATCAGAGGTTCGTCCGAGTCAACTACACTCACATCCGCAAAGATATATAATGATCGGGGCGTTGAGGTCGCAACGGTAACATCTTACATGTCCGTAAACGTGGTTACTATTGGTTCTAGCAAGGTCATGCAGTTTAAATGCGGGAACTATGCGAATTTAACGCCGGGACAATACACGATGAGAGTGGTCATTGGCAATGATACGTACTATTCCGAGGTTTTCACGGCCTATGCCAATATCGGTAAGCTGGTAAAGGTTGAGTATTACAACGCCGATCCGATCATTTTTGATGAAGGGGCATTGACTTATGACAATGGCTTTAAGTTCGAGCTTTACCTATGTACGGAGATAGCGAAACCGGAATATCTATTCGAGGAAGAAAGCACTAAAAGAGGCGGGTTCACGTTCGTTGAGAACCAGATATCAAGCAAGCAATACAAAATGGTTATTGCCGCCCCGGAATATCTGTGTGATGCTATACGTATTATCCGTTTGCATGATCATGTGGCCATAACAAAAGACGGTAACGCTTATGAGGCTTATAATTTCACGCCTTCATACCAATGGAATGATGTTGGGGATTTGGCGCAAGTCACCATAACATTTGAAAGTAATACCGTATTACAGAAGATATCAGCATACAAAGGCTCGCAGTCGGTTTTTAAGAATGCCCTACTAGCAGCGGCTAGTGTACCTATCATGTTTTCGCCAAACGTGATAGCGCAATACGGAGCATCCGTTGATGGGGTTGCAGAGGCTTATACGGAATTTACGGGTAAATTGATCCGGCAATTGGAAGAACAAACGACATTGCCTAAAGAGGCATGGGTAGCTATCGATACCGGAACTGGGGAGGCTAAGAAAATGTCAATTGGACTTTTAGGCGGTGGTACTGGGAAACCTTCCGAATTGTGGACGAATGACAAGAAGATCAAATACCTATACATTAAGGAAGATAATAGCGAGGCCTATATAACTAAACAGTTTATCGGAGATAGCAATATCATGGCCAAAGGCGATATCGTGGCTTACCAGTCTGGTAACTGGGATTTAGTCACGCCTACCGCCGGATATGACACGTTAGGTATGGCCCGTTTTAACTCATCCGATTTTACCATAGATAATGGCTTGGTTGGTCTAAAGGTAGGTGCGGTAGGACAGAGGTATTACGCCGGAAAAGGATTAAGCCTAGCGTCCATAAATGGGGGTACAGATAACCAATTCAACGTTGTTTTTGGAGAGCTAGAAAACACGGTAATGCAAGGTAATGACGCTAGATTCTTGAAGTTGTATAACGGTACATGGTGGGGGCAAGCGTTCGATAAATCTACTGGGATCGTTAAAGGGGCAATGACAAGCGTAGATAGTATCAATACCTTGGTTTACTTCAACGCCGACAAATCTATCCTTGTCACTAAAAATAAATCAGCGGAAGGTATCAAGTTTTCCGGGGGTAACTCGATAAATGGTGTATATGGAAGTGCTACAAACAACCTGTATCTAAATTATACGGACACGACTCATAATGTCAAGATTGACGCTAACCACAACATATTTGCCAATGGGGATATAGTAGCGTATGCCAGCGGTAATTACGACATTAGTAAACCGCTTGCTGGATACGATGCGGTAGGTATGTCAAGATATGATAAAACGCAATTCGAGGTAGTAAACGGCTTAGTTAGAATCATTGACGGCGGCGGCGGTGGTACTATCGCCGGAATAGAGATTACGGGAAATGGTAACGCATTTACGAACGCCTCTATGAAAAACGATAATACGGTAATATCTTTTGATAAGGGAATAACATTTTGGCATGCCGGGAACGATGGGGTTGGCTCTGGGCTTGACGCTGATCTGTTAGATGGCTGGCATTTGGATGCAATTAGACGGCGGGTATGGTCATTCGAAAATTATGCCAAAAATTCAGAAAACGAATATAACCCGAATGATATAACAGATGGTGGTATGATGTATAATTACGAAAGTATGACCAATTGGTTAAATATGCCTTCTGGATTTTCATACGGTTCGGTCATTCGTTTTTGTCCATATCAAAAATCTCTACTTAATGGTATGTTAGCATGGGATATAAACCATGATAGCACAACGGACGTAACAAGGAAACTGTATTTTAGAACTAATGGCCTTGTTAATGGCGTGGATACATGGGGCAAATGGCATGAGATCGCTTTCGTAGACGGAAATATTGCGTCAGCCACAAAGCTCCAGACAGCCCGAACTATTTGGGGACAGTCTTTCGACGGCACCGCTAATGTTAGCGGCAATATGACCGGAGTCGGGAATATAACTATGTCCGGTAATATATATATGGGTAACAATAGAAATATATATGCCAAAAACCCAGATGGAAGTGATATGGCAATATTTTATACTAACACAAACAGTGAATTAGTTATTGGCTCAGGTAATGCGCAAAAAGGAACTAATACTTACTTATCTGGTTACGAAATTAGATTTAGAACGTCTACCGATTTAAATGAAAGAATGAAAATTATGTCTAATGGTGACGTTGGTATAGGCACTAGTACCCCACAAGCAAAATTAGATATAAAAGGGTTGCAAGATTTAATTCACTTGCAAGCAGAAGCGGACGGAAAAGCTGAATATAATTATATCAGAGCATATAACACAGATTACGATTCTTCTTTTAGATTCGTTGAAGCCTCAAACAAGATATTATGGTTTCAATATGGCAAAGGCGGTAGTAATCAATTGTACAGTGTCAATATAAGCGGGATGAGTGCCGAGGCCTTAAAAGAATTTAGGGTGAAAGCGAAAGACTCTTTTTTTGAAGGCAATGTAAAGGCTAGTGGCGATGTAGTGGCATATCAAAGCGGCACATGGGATATCGTTAGGCCAATAGCAGGAAAGGACGCTCTAGGCATGATAAAAGTTGGTTCGGGCCTCTCTATTGACGTAAACGGCGTTCTAAGCTCTACGGGAGGCGGCGGTTCGATCGCCGGGGTTACTCCGGGAACGGCGGGCGATTTCGTGTATGAGCTAGCATCGAATGGGAATAACATTGTCTATAATAGAAAGACGTTCGCTTCCGTCTTAGATGGTAGATATGTCAAGAAAGCAGGGGATACGATGACCGGAGCGTTAACTATAGCTTCTAATACAATAAACAGTCAATTGACACTTAAATCAACTGTTAGTGATGCAAAAAGCAAGGCCGCAGGTATAAAATTTACAGCAGCGCAAGACGCAACACAAAACGTGATATTAAGACATGAGTATTATGATACGTTTTTAGCTGGATATGGGATCGCTATAAGCAAGGAAGGCATTTTAGAGGGTAGCGATCCTAATATGTTCCTGTACAACACAGGCCGTTATATCTCCAAGGTAGCCACTGGAACTAAACCTATTGATGTGGTTTCTACCACGTTATGCAATAACCTTAATGCTGATATGGTAGATGGGTATCATAGGAGTAATTTATATAATACAACAATTGATTGGTATCATACTAGTACTGCTAGGTCTAGGGAAATAACGGTAACAAATGATTATAACACATTCTATCCTGTAGTATTGGAAGTTGCAGTCACTACAACTGGAGTCCCATATACAATAGGTGTAGGTAAATCGTTAGGTTCAACATCAAATCCTAATTGGGATGGCAACCATAGTAATAAAACTAGTAGCATGAATTATGTAGGTATTGGCAGAATAGGGTCTTGGGATGGCAATCCGAACTTTTTTACTACATTATGCAATCTACAACCATATGCCAGTTTATTGAAAAAAGTAGAAGTTCGGGGAAATGACAAACCCATTATCGTATTTTGGCTAAGAGGGGGAACAGCTACTTATAGAATATATTGCAGTGCTGGAATAAACAGTATAAATACTTACTATGCTAGAACTAATGTTGGAAGTACTTCAGCTGGTTATGAATACTATGTAGAGCCAATAGCCTTGTCAAAATCCGATAATGGTGGGAATTATGCTAAAGATTCCCATATAACAGCATCTATTTTTAAAGGATCATTAATCGGAAACGCCTCAAGCGCCTCAAGCGCCACGAAGCTAATGACGGCCAGAACCATTTGGGGACAGTCTTTCGACGGCACCGCTAATGTTAGCGGCAATATGACCGGA